TGTTAGTGTTAGATTTTTTGTATTCATTGAGCAATTCACGCACCTCATCAAGTACGCTTGGGGTTTTGCTCATTTTCATTTTGTCGGCGAAATACCCTTCAATTGAAAACCCTTTTACCTTGCCCGTTTTCACATAGTTTTCCCAAACATCATCGTTGGTTACTTTTAACGAACCCATCCATGTACCGATTGGGTCGGTCATTCCATAGATTGCGGATTTGTCTTTTTCCATATCCTCTTTTAACCAGGTTTCAACCAAACACAATCCGTTTAATTCCATGCCATGTTCCAAGGTGGTGTTGCTTTGCTTTGAGTTCATCAAATACATCTGCGATGCCTTGGCAACTGTTTGTTTGGAAAAGTAAATGTAAAATTCATCCAATTCACCATCCACCACTTGTTTGCGGTAAATGGGTTTATCGGGAATTAATATCGGCCCCATCAAAATTCGCTTTTCGGCATCAACCTTGGCGAACTTTACTTCATGGGATTTTAACGCAACAAAATTGGATTCAATGGCGGGGGCTTCCACGATGCTTATTGCATCAATGCCACTTGCCATTTGTTGTTCATCCAATATGAGTTCAACGATTCTCACAATGCGTTTACGATTTTTTTAACTTCGTTTTGGATGTCTGCATAAGAATTTGCAAACTTTTCCGCCTTGCTCAAACTTGGCACTTTGTCAAAACTCAATCCAAGTTCTTTCATGTTGGCTTCTACCAGTGCTTTTTTACGAGCCATATCAACGATGCTATTTTGACTTGCTTGGTATGCCCCTTTCAATGCGGTTTGTAGTTTGGTGAATTGCATAACAATATCATTCACTTTGGTATACTCATCCATTGCCTTATTGATTGCATTGTCTAAATCATCAATAATGCTCAATTGAACATTTATTTTCCCCATCTCAACTTTGGTGGGTTCAACTGATTTTACGGCACTTGATGCCATGAATTTTTCAAATGATGTTTTCATATTATTTAGAATCCTATATTTACTGATTTAACTTGTTCCAATGTTTTTTTGGTCAATGCAATTTGTTTGGTAATAATGGAAACAATGCGTGAAAATGTTTCAATGCTTTTTGGTTCCCCGAGTTCTTTTGCGGCTTTTAAACCTTGTTCCGCTTTCTTTAATGCTTGGTTATTAAGGTCAATTGATTTAGTTAGTTTCTTAAATGCCGCTGCCATTTCCTTTTGAATTACTAATTCAGTTCCCGCTTGACGATTCAAATCATTGATTTCATCTAAGATTCCTAACTTAATACCATATAATCTCATAACTATAAAACTATTTACCCTGGGAATGTTGCATTTTGTTGGATACGGCGGTCAAGGGCTTGTTGTGTACTCATGTCGGTTGCCACGGTGTACGCCTTGATTGGGGTTTGTTGTTGTGATGCCAAACTCCGTGCAAGTTGTGCCGATGGATCAGCCGAACCACCCACGATAGAAACACTTGGCCCCATGCTTGGTGCGGATGTTCCCGTATCGTTTGCACCTGGTATTGGTGTCGATGCCATCTTCCGTACATTGGCAAAACCCGCTGCGATTATCGCCGCCGCGTTAATGTAACCAACGGGCGTTCCCGCACCCGCTGATAATGCCTTGGTTGCACCCGCATAAGTATCAATGATTGCACCCGCAATTGCCAACCCTTTGGCCGCTGCGGTTTCTTCACCGATGGCACTACCAATTGCCCCCAATGCATTTGATGTGGCATCATATAACGCCATTTTGGTATCAAATTCTTTTTTTGCCAAATCCTTGGCTTTTTCTGCATTTTCCTTTTCAATCTCAAACTTTTTATTTGCCAAATCTTGTGCCGCTTTGATTTCTAATTCGGTGGTTGATAACTGAAACGACTTTTTACTTTCAATCATTTTTTGATTGCGTTCCATCTCAATTTTTTCCAACTCTGCATTCAAATCTTTTTGATCTTGAATGGTTTGTAACGCTAATAACTTCTTGGCATCTTGTTCCGCATTTATTCTTTCTTCATCTCCTTTTATCTTTGCATCCAATGCCGCTTTGTCGGCTTCTTGTTGGGCTTTTAATGCATCTTCAACCGCCTTTGCTGCTTCTTTTTCACTTGCTGTTTTTTGATTATTTAAACTCTCGATGGCTTTTACCACCTTCCGTTTACGCATAATACTTTCCGCCTCCAAATCATTTACCCGTGCGATGGCATCTGCTTCTTTTGACAACGCTTCATCACTGGCATCGGTTAAATTATTCCGTGCGATAATAGCATTGGCCTTGGCCTTGGCCAATTTCAATTCTTTCGCTGCCAATTCTTCTTCCGAATTTGCAACCTTTTTTAATGCCTCAATACGACTTTCAAATGTTGCCGTGTCATCCTCCATTTGTAATCGGGCCGTTGCTAATTGTTTGGCTTGTTTACTCCGTTCAATTCTCAATGCTCGTTCACCATCTTCAACCCCTTGCAATATCTTTTCAATCGCTGCTGCTTTATTTGCAGCATCCAATGCCTCGGCCCCTAATTTATTAATGGCATCAATCCCCTCTGATACTTTGTCGGTGATGTTCTCAACTCCAAGTCCAACCTTGGCCGCTGCATCCACCGCAACCTTTCCCGCTTTTGAAAATTCACCCGAAAATAATAAATTTATTGCTTCGCCCAATGCTGGTAATAACTCCATCAAACCTTCAAAACGATTGGTGATGTTTTCTTTTAACATTTTCGCAAAATCGCTCAACGCTTGTTTTGGGTTTTCAAACATCCCAATGAGACCTTCCGCAACTTTTGAAATCGCATTCATAATAACCTCAAACGCTGCACCTAAACCCGCCAACCCTTGATCCAATTTATCTGCTCCTTCATTCGTTGATGTAAACGCCTTATACAACAATGTCAATGTACCAACAATCGCGGCAATCACTGCGCCAATAGGGTTGGCCACCAATGCCCACATTTGTTTTCCTAATCCACCTAATGCATTTGCAGCGCTGCCAATCGGCCCTGGCAATGCACTAAACTTTTGGGATAGTGTATCAATTTTTCCACCTTCACCAACAACACCTTGCATTGATGATTGTAAAGAATTCAAATTTTTGGTTGCATCACTCGTGTCAACCTTAACCGTGTAATCTATTTCGTCTGCCATAACTTCAATGCTCTTTTAAGTTGTTTTTTCATTTGCTTCCAAGTTTGCATGTATTGATTTTTGCCTTTGGCGATTTCAACCACCTCGGAAACATTGTACCATTCTTGGCTTTGTGCTAATTGTATAATCAATGATATCATTTTTTCAGTATTAAAAAGTTGGCGTTGGTTACATAGATTGTATGACTTCCCCCCGTTTTTGGCTTCCATGCCAATGTAACTTCATCCGTTGGGGCCAAATCCAAAATGGTGCTGAAATTCACAATCCCATAATCGCTTGAAATTCCCGCCAATCCCGTTGTTACAACTCCATTAATTAAAATCGCCACATTCGTATGTTTGTTCCCCGATTGTTCTAACTCTACCATTGCCGTGAACTTGTATTGTCCGCCATCGGTACACACATACTTTGATGGGCTTAATGTTGCCGTGATGTTATCCACATAACCGATTGAAGCACTTTCTTCCATTGGTATTGTTGCCCATGTAGTTGAATCCGTCATCAACGGCGCACTCAATGTACTGCGATACATGGTGATTTGGTTGAACTGCACGATGGCTTGGAGGTTGTCAACTTGCTGAACTAAACTGAACACATTGTTTTTGTTGTAGTCCGTATCTTGGTTGGTATCCAAATAATCTTGCCCGTTGTATCGGTATGAATTCATGATCCCTTTGGCCACCGCATAGTTTTTCAAATAGGTTTGCCCAAATGCCGTTTCAACTGGGTTCGTGAAATCGGGTTTTTGCCCCGTTGTATTGAACCGCATGATTTCAACATTGGGGTATGTTACCAATTCCAGGTTTGCAATCTCCGTCAACATGTCGTATTGGATGGATTGAATTTTGTAGTAATTGGATGAAATGGCAATCGTGTCGTTCAAATCAAGGTTCAACCACTCGCCCACGGGTAGCACCGCAGTCATTTTAACCACCCTTGATTGCGTTGAATACATACGGGATAGGTATTCTTCCCAATACATCACATACATTGAATTAGTCGGGGCATCACCACGCAATGAAAGTTCCAAACCAAACGCATTGGAATAGTTGGTTTTTAATGTTGGATACTCGGAATAAGGTGTCATCAACGGCATGACATATTGCACGATGTTGTTGAAATACCACACATCGGATACCGATTGTTTGCCACCATAGTAAAACAATGTGTAATCTTGTTGTACTGGCTTTGCATCACTATCCAAAAACACGGGTATGTTCAATTCCGTTTTGCGTACTTGTTGCCCATTATTGTTTATCTCGTTCATCGCTTGTGGTGCGATAATATGAAATGGCGTTTCAACCTTGAATTCATCCGTTGGATAATCAATTTCGGGGGTGATACTAATTGAACCAAATTCGCGTTTATTGATTTGCTTGTAGTAAGCATTGGCCAAACAGGTTGATTCTTGGTGATCAAACGAAATAACCCGTGGGATTGGTATTTTGTCGTGTTGGATGTCCTTGGTGTCAATGTACCGACTCCAATTCTTTGTTGTTCCCAATGCCAACCAATCCGTCAAATTGTGAATCTCAATTTCCTTTTCGCCAATGGGAATTAATATGCAATTGAAACCTTGCAACACCCCATTCACAAAATCCTTGATGGGTTTTTGTGGCATTGCATCACCCATAAACACCGAATTGTTATTAATTCCTTGTGGGGCTTTCGTACAATCAAAATCCAAATTAGCAGTCCAAGTACCCACACAATTGTAAGCGATTTGCACGGTATCACCCGCCGTTAACTTTCTTGTGTATTTACTCGTTTGTGTGGTTGTTGCCGTATATGCCCCCGTGCTATCATCCGCACGGCCATTAAGCATAAAATAAAAAATGATACTCCTTGGCGTTGTGGCGGGTTGTGTTACTGAAAAAAGCAATGAAAATTCGTAATTGCCAGTTCGGTTAACTGTATAAATTCCCGTGGCGGGATTGTAGTTGCCCGATGGGTTTGATGTTACGGTTGGGAATATGATTGGTTTTTTTGTCAATGCACCCGCAGTCCATTGCGTACAACTCAAACCAACAACACTTGATTCCAATGTTCCTGGGCTGGTGTATTCGGGATCGTATAATGGCCCCGCCGTTTGCATTGGCAAAATATACAAATCATCCATTTCGGGCCTTGTAAGAAACGAACCCGACAATGTGTATCCTACTTCCTCAAATGCGGTTGTGAGCATCGCACGAAGACGAATGGCGGGGCGTAGGTCATCAACTTCAACACCCCTTGGTTGTAAAATGTTGCCATTCACACCAGTCATTTTGGAATACCTCCATCCTTGGTTGTAATCAGCAATTGGCCACAAAATATCACCACTAAACAAAGTTTGATCCCATGATGACAATATGTTAGTGTAATTCCCCGTGTGGTTGTACGCTGTCCAATCCACTTCGTTCATCAAGGTTTCACCCCACGCATCCAATATCTTTTTGGTGGTGCCGTAAAAAATGATGTTGTACAATTGTGGTAACCCATCCTTGAATTTACACCCAATCAATTCAACACGACCTTCAAACACGGGCAATCCGTGAATGAAAATAGTGGCGTTTTTACCGATGTTTGGATTCCATCCAACGATGACCATATTTTCATCAAACCAGTTGGCGAAAATTTCGTTGTTGGTGTCGGATGCGGGTATTTGGAAATCCTTTGTGTAATCAGTCCAAATGGTGGCAAGGTTCATTAAGTCCTTCAACTGCCTTGTAAGGGGTATGGATTCATCGTTGAATAGGTCAACGGGCGTTCCATCAATAGTGAGTGAAAACCTAATCGCCATTATCTTACAATTTTGTTTATTTTGGGTTGGCTATACTCCATTTGTATGGTGTACAAAATCAACTTTTCGTTCACCCTTGTTTTGTATTCAAACGCTGAATCGGAAATCCTTGCCGACAATAACGCTGAACCATCCAATACCAAAAGGTTTGTTGAATAAAAAATTTGCTCAACTATATCGACATCGTTTTGACTTATCCAATCCGTGTTCACGGTCATCGTTTCAATCGAATTTACAAGGTAACTTGTGGTAATGGGTACACCATAAGTCCACGCCTGGGCCATGTCCGTTTGTTTGAACACGGGTTGTTCGTACTTTTCTTTGCTTACTGCGAAGGTGGAACGATAAACGCCATTGAATAAAAACGAATCATACACCCCGTATTTGTTTAGGAATAAAATATCTTGTTGACCATACTTGTTTTGGCACACAAAATCCACGGGAATCACCACATCATCACCCGTTTTAACGAAGGTAATGTTGGCATCCGTACCCCACACACCCCCAGCGGTCATTAGTTGCTTAATTTCGATTCCTTGAATGGTGTTTGCACTCAACCCACTCACCGCGTTTGGGGTTACTGTGGCACTCCCACAAGTGATGGAAGTTATCACGGTGGCATCATACCACAAATATGCTGATGGTGTTGCGGTGGTTAATGTTACTTGTGTTTTGTCGGTGAACACATATTTGGTTGGATACCCCACATTCCACCCTTGGGCGGTGTAAGTATAACCCGCAGTTGCCAAAATCACATTCGATGTTACATAACTTGTGTATGTCCATGTTGTGCCAACTTTGTACGCCCCGCGAACTTTGATTGCAACCCTCCTTGCACCATCCCCAATGTTGGGTTTGTATGTTCCGTTAACCAAAAAATCCTCGGTGATTTCTTGTTGCACCAATTTGTGAATATCAATCCATCCACGGCCACTTCCGTATTGATCGGGTTTCCTTTGGATTGTCCAATTGGGTGAACCTGGCAATGTCGTTGTGCCACTCCACACAAACACTTGGCATTCGTAGTAAAACTCCGTAGATGTGTACAACGCATCATAAAATTGGTACATGATTGGGGAATTACACCCCACTATGGATTGTGGTTGTTCGTTGAATGTCATCGCTTAAATCTTGCTTTTATGTCTTTGGCCATTGCCGTGGTTAATGCCTTATTGAATGATGGTAAAATTTCCTTTCGTGCCATTGTTACAAATGGGAAGGGTTCGATACCAAAGTGTTTGATTTTTCGGTTCATCATGAATCGCATGGCGTTTTCATCGGCCTTTCCTTTGAATCGCCCCGTTCCCATGTCGCGTGGTTGTATGCGTTTCATCTTTGTCCAATTACGCATGGATGCCAATGGGATGCCTTTGCCTGGCTTTCTTCCATTCTGCACATAATCGGCGGTCTTGTTCATGGTAATTCCCATGTCCAAACCTTTGGGTGCGGCTTGGATAGAATTTACCAATTGACCACTCGCCACATAGTTCCCACGGAATGTCTTTTTTGATACGCTGATGGGTGTCCAACCTTCACCAACCTTTTTCCACTTGGCACGGATTGATGTTCGTGGGCGTTTTACTTCCAATAAGGTACGACACGCAATCGCCCATTTTTGGGAATACTCCGCAACAACTTGTTCGCTATTTTTATACGCAATCGCCATCCGTAACCCAAGGGTTTATCAATTCAATTCCAACTGTGATTTGGTATCCCGCCAATACGCTATCCAATGTTTCCACGAAAGGTTGGAAGGTAATCGGGCGGATGTATTGGATTTGATTGTAGTAATCTTGTTCCGTACGCCATAACCCCTTTGAAAATCTCACATACAAATCTTGTAGGATGTTGGCGTAGTTTTGATTCTCGGTGTATCCGTATTGTGAATACTCGGTGATTAAATTTTCTTGCTCGTTTTCCGTTTTCAAGAAATTCACTCTATCAGCCACCATTACATTCATTTGGATGGTTGCCACTTGGTCGGTCAATGCCACGGATTGAATGGAACAATGCATCAACGGAAATACCAAAAACGCTTTGAAATCAAATTCGGTTAATGTGCCGTGTGAGTAGTTCCAACCCTCCAAATCGGCAATGTCCTTCATCACCTCAAATGCCGTTCCTATGTGATT